CACAACAGGGTTCAGCGCCTGTTGCCAACACAGCACCACAAGCGGCAAGTCCGCAACCAACTGGTGCAGTACCTTCTTGGGCGCAAAGTTAATCTAGTGGCAGGGTCTATCTGCACCCGCTAGAACACGGACAGGGGGGCCGTGCGCCACAATCCCCCCAACTATTCTAGCAAATAGGTTTATTATGATATTACGTCCTTACCAAGAGGTAGCCGTTTCTGACGCGTGTAACGCATTAGACAAACACGGTAATACCTTAATCGTCGCTCCTACAGGAGCAGGCAAAACAATTATGCTTTCTGCTTTGGTTGGTAAGAGACATGAAAAAGGCAGAAGAGTTTTAGTAATACAGCATCGTGACGAACTCGTTTCGCAAAACAAAGCGAAATTTGAGAAGGTCAATCCGTATATTACCACAAGCATTGTTAATGGCACCGTTAAGCATTGGGATGGCGAAGCCGTGTTCTCAATGGTTCAAACAATGTCGAGAGACAGAAATCTTCGTGATCGCCCAATGTTTGATATGGTTGTAGTTGATGAAGGCCACCATGCAGCCGCACCAACTTATATGAAAGTAATTAACGCTGTTCTTGAGGACAATGACAGCGCAGAAATCGTGGGCTTTACAGCTACGCCTAACCGTGGCGATGGCAAAGGTTTGCGGTCTGTATTCAATAATTGCGCACATCAGATTGAATTAGCAACTTTAATTCGTGAAGGATTTTTAGTGCGTCCTAAATCATTCGTGATTGATCTTGGCGTTGGCGAGCAACTTGATAACGTCACTAAGCGCGGCAAAGAATACGATATGGAAGAAGTTGCGGCTATCATGGATCGACAGGTGATTAATGATAGGATCGTATCTGAGTGGAAAGCGAAAGCATCAGGCAGAAAAACTGTTGTGTTTTGTTCTACAGTCTCACATGCCGAACACGTCTGCGACTCTTTTATAAACTCTGGTGTTAAAGCAAACTTTGTTACTGGAGAGACAGACAAAGACGAACGCGCACAGATGTTACATGATTTGGAGTTTGGCGACTTACAGGTAATCGTAAACGTTGCCGTGCTGACAGAAGGGTTTGATGCCCCACCAGTATCTTGCGTTATATTAACTAGACCATGCTCACAAAAAGGCACAATGGTTCAGATGATAGGCAGGGGTCTAAGAATACTTGATCCAGAGTTATATCCAAATACTATTAAGACAGACTGTATCGTCATGGATTTTGGTACATCTATCATTACACATGGCGGTTTGGACGAAACAGCTAACTTAGATGGCGCGCATAAGACTGAAGGTGGTGAAGCACCTACAAAAGTATGTCCTGATTGTGGAAGTGAAGTATCTGCAAATACGCGCATATGTCCTATCTGCGAGCATGAGTTCCAGAAGAAAGTTAAAGAAGCATTAGATAGCTTCATTATGACTGAGTATGACCTGATGAAGTTATCTCCGTTTATGTGGATTGATCCATTTGGTAACGGAAATGCTATGATGGCTATGGGCTTCAGTGGGTTTACTTTGGTAGGTAATATCGGAAAATACTGGATAGCTATCGTGAAGGCGCAGAATGGGCGTCCTAGAGTGGTTTCTATCGGTGAGAAGGTACAAGCGATGGCGGCAGGCGATGATTTTCTTCGTGAGATCGAAGACAGCAACGCGGCTAACAAAACTAAGCGTTGGTTAAATCAAGCAGCTACTGACAAACAGAAAGAGCATTTACGCAGAAATGGCGTACAAATTAGTGCGATTGATTTCTCTTGGACAAAGTATAAGGCAGGTTGTTGTTTAGGGTACTATTGGAATAAGCAAAAGATTGATAAGATAATTTCAGAACAAGTTAAAAAATTAACAGGGACTGAATAGATGCCAAGATTTGAAATGTATCTTATGCTTGCTGAAAAAGAAGACGATAAAGTTGAAACTTGTGAATACGAAATGATTTGTTGGGTTAAAGACTCAACCAATATCGAAGAAATAAAAGCTTCTGCGAATGAAAAAATCAACGATCACATTGAAGAGGCCAAGAGTATTGTCCTGTTTGGTACCGCAAGTATCAGAGTTAAAGGTGAAGAAGTTATAAACATTGGGTTTAGAAACAGCGAAATAAATCCTGATGACATTGATGATGTCATAGATTTGTTCGACTTAAATGAGGAGACAGTACATTGACAGCAGCAAGTAATGCACCAACAGCACTACCGCCAATGAAAGAGTTGGCGTTCGTATTAGGTAAGTATGGTTGGGACAAGAGGTTTTGCGACCTTACAGAAGAAGAAGTACAAACACTAATATTTGCAATACAGGAATCAACACCTCTAACTAAGGAGATAAACATTGGGAAACTCGAAGAAATCTACTATAAGTCAACAGGCACTTGGCCTTCTACTTCAATCCCATTCTAATGAAAATCCTGTAGCAGATAGTATTACTAAGGTCGTAGATGATGCGATTGTTGCGAATGAAGAAAAAAGGGAGAGACGCAAGTATATCGGTGCTTCTAGCATTGGTGATGAATGTCAGCGTAAAATACAATATCGTTATTTAAACTACACGATTGATAAAGATAAAGCATTTAGCGCAAGAACTTTGCGTATCTTTCAGTTCGGTCATGAGATAGAAGATTACGCGTCAAAATGGTTGCGAGATGCAGGATTTGATTTGCGTACAGAACACAAAGATGGAAAGCAGTTTGGGTTTTCTATAGCGGATGGGGAGATTCGCGGACATATAGATGGCGTTATTTGCGATGGCCCTGTTGAAATGGGCTACCCTGCTCTTTGGGAGTGTAAGTCAGCAAATGATAATAAGTTTAAGGCGTTTGTTCGTCATGGTGTCGCTAAAGCAAACCCAGTGTATGCTACTCAACTTGCACTATACCAGACTTATATGGAGCTTTATGAGCATCCTGCTTTGTTTACTGTTATTAATAAAAACACGTCTGAAATATACTACGAGCTTGTACCTTACAATAAGAAGTTGGCTCAAGAGGCAAGCGACAAGGCAGTGAATATCTTGACTGCGGCGAAAGCAGGTGACATTCTACCTCGTATTGCTCACACCAAAGATTTCTTTCTTTGCAAGTTTTGTGAGTTTAGGGAAACTTGTTGGGAGACAGATCAATGAATATATTGAGCGTTGGTAAGTCACCTAAAGATGTAGCCGAGCGTATTTCGAGAGAAGTGCCTCGTAGCGTACAGTTACAGACATTGATAGATACATACCCAGAGGGCGTTCAAAGGGGCAAAGAATTCTATATCGGGTCGCTTCGTGGTGAGGCAGGAAAGTCTATGGTTATTAACATAGACATGCAAAGCCCTTGGTTTCTAAACGGAAAAGATTTTGAATCCGGTGAGGGTGTCGGGGGCATATGCAAGATATTCAAAGAAGGTCGTGGTTATACATTAGCCGAATGTGTTGAATATTTTAAAGAATACATAAGTCCAGACTATGTGGCCCCGCCAGAAAACATTGTTAAGCCGAACAATCCGTCAAACTTTGCAGTTACAACTGCGCAGCAGGGATTTCCACAGCAACAAAAGAGCATGAGCATCAACTCAAGCACAGATTTTGAGGATGAATACAACTATACCGACGAAAATGGCATAGTTATTGTATCGGTTCGCAAGTATTTTGAGAAAAACGCACAAGGTGAACTGATACTTGACGCGTCTGGTAAGCCTAAAAAGCAGTTCCGTCAGTTTATGGAAGGTCGCCAAGGTATTCCAGAACCTAGACCTCTATACAATATCCCGAACATTTTGGATTCAGACAAAGTTATCTGGGTTGAAGGCGAGAAATGTGCTGATGCACTCACATCTCTTGGGTATGTAGCAACTTGCACAATCGGCGGTGCTGGTATGTTGTCAGAAAACACAGCATATAAGTTTGATTTCACGCCGCTAAAAGGTAAAGAGCTGATACTTTGGCCTGATAATGATGCCGCAGGCAAGAAGCTTGCATCCATTGTTGAAGCTCAAGCGAAAGAAGCGGGCGTAAAGTCCACAATGATTCTTAAAATACCTACTACTAAGTCTGAAAAGTGGGATGCGGCTGATGCCGTGGAAGAGGGCTTTAACATTGAGAAGATGCTCAAGAAGAATGAGAGAAGTGTAAAGAAGCCAATTAACTTACTTGATGAAAGTCTGTTAGTTGACCAATACTTTGTCGGGTCAGTGCCTGAACAAAAGTTTTTAATCGGTGATACAATACCTCTTGGAGTTCCGTGTGTATTTGCGGCGGCAGGAGATAGTGGTAAAGGCATGATGACACTTGATTTGGCTATGAAGGTTGCGTCAGGTACATCTATGCAGTCTGCTTTTGGTGGTTTAGTTGCAGAACACGGCGATGTCATATTAATCACAGCAGAAGACGATAAAGACGAAATGCACAGACGTATTTCTCGTCTTGACCCTCAAAGACATAGAGAAGTTTACAGCCATAAGTTGCGCGTACTTCCATTGCCAAACCTTGGTGGTGTCTTTCCTATCATGCAGAAGTTCGACAATACATATTTGATGGGTGAAGAGTTCTCGCGGATTTATGATCAGATGTTAGAGATGGAAACATTAAAGCTAATCGTAATTGACCCTATGGCCTCGTTTGTTCACGCAGATGTAAACGCTGACCCGGCGGCAGGAGCTGCATTTATGAGTTTGCTTGCACAGATGGCAACCGAAACAGGTGCTACTGTTATGGTTAATCACCATATGGCAAAGATCAAAGACAACGATCCAGTCACAACACCAGAACAAGCGCGTAGTCTTATTCGGGGTACTTCTGCTATTGTTGATGGCGTTCGGTCTGCATTTGCGGTCTGGTCTGTCGATGAAGGTACAGGAAAACAACGCTGTCGTGATCTTAATGTAGAATATACGCGTAATGGTGTGTTTGATGGAGCTGTCGTTAAGTCAAATGGTCCTGCAAATAGAGATATTAGACATTTTATCCGTAATCCTAATACTGGCCTACTCGAAGATAGGTCACAAGATGTCCGATCTATAACGATGTCACAATCTGTTCGGGATAGACTAGCACATATTGTTGAGTTTGTTAGAATTAGAGAACTAGATGGTCGTGCTGTTACACATGGTGGTGTCAATAGTGGTATATTCCATGCTATTCGTGAATCGGAAGCTATTGAGCCTTGCGTTGTCTATTTGCAAGGCGCAGGCGGTCAAACAACTATCAAGAAAGCCGTTACTGAAGCTCTCGCTATGGGAATGATACGAAAGTATGCACTATCAACAGGTGGGGAAGAAAAGTGGCTTGGTGCTATGGATGGATCACTCGCTAGAGGTGAGTATGAGCGTCAAACAGGTCGAGATAACATTTGACAATCGTGGGAAAATATGGCAATAATCCCATCTTTAAGGAGAAATAAAATGATTCACATTTTTGAAGATAAGAAACCCACATTGGAAGAGGCACAGTCTCTTGTAGATGGGTATGTTGAAATGGTTCGTTCACCTATTCATGAGGATATTCAAATTCTCGTCAATGAAGAAGGATTATTGAAAGGACTAGATTATAATAAGGAAGCATCTGAAACTTATGGAACGGGCATTGTAGGCAATGCAGTTGTTCTTAAAGGCGATGCTAAGTGGGACTGATGGATAAAATTTCACAAAAAGTTGTTGATAAGTATCAAGATGTATATAAGCAGCTTTGGGAAATTCAAATGAAGAAAGATCGCAAAGCTAACCCAAAGCTTGACTCAATATCGCCTAACTATAAAAAAAGAAGAGCATCGTTTCACATCGTTAAAGATGAAAGCAGTGAAAAAGAGCCTAAAGCCCTTACAAAACAAGCAACTACAATCAATATTCTGTTGCTTCGGGGCTTCGGGATTAAAGAAATATCAGCAGTTATACATACTTCTGAGAAAGCAATCGTAAAGATTAAAGATAAATACGAGCTGCCTAGAGAAAATTAACGCGCTGCGCCAAACGGACCTTGCTGCTGCATTCCATAACCTGAGAAATTGTTCGAGTTATTTCCATATTGCTGCGGCTGGTACGGATTTTGCATTGGCGCAAATGAACTTTGACCACCATAACCTTGATTCATTCCGTATCCTCCGTATTGTTGCGGCTGGGGATAAGGCTGTTGATAAGGATTTTGCTGGTATCCGCCACCCATCATTCCGTATTGCTGGTAAGGTGATTGCATTGGCTGCTGGCCATAACCCGAATAATTCATTGGCTGCTGGGGCCTGAACATTCCGAATCCACCCATAATACCTTGAGGTCTTTGCGGAAATTGAGGTCTTTGTGGAAATCCACCAAACATTCCCATGCCTGTAGGTCTTTGACCACCAATACCCATACCCATGTTCGGGTTACGATACTGCTGAGTCGCTTGGTACGTTTGATTTGCGCCATAACTATTAATTAAGTTTTTTTGATCTGGAGTTAGTCCACCCATAAAATCATCAAAAGCAGATTGATTAAAATTAGGTTTTAGCATACCAAAGTTTGCTGTTAGTGAAGGGTTAGGCCTCATCGGTCTACCCATAATTCCTTGACCGCCAGAAGCATCTGCAAAAGAAGGGTTTCCAATAGGACGAGGAGAACTTAAATTTCCACTAAACTTAGCAATAGGTTGATAACCTTCATTCGCAACAAAATTTTGCCCACCTTCAAGATAACCTGTGTTTCCTACGCGAT